TTCCGTTCATATGAGCAAAAGTGGTGTTGAAGAAACATCCGTTTTGTGATGTTTTTTTAATCTTTTTGGGGTTTTAATTCCTATCGATGAACAAGAAGAGCAGGCACTGAAAAAGATCGCCCAGGCGCTTCAGTTGTCACTGGATGCTTATCTCTAATGCTTGAGAGATTCCGGCTTGTGATCGTCATTGCTCTTCTGGTGATGGCGGTGTTGGTGGATTTTACGGGAAAGATGATGTCTGTCATTTCTGATGGCGTCCTCATTGGTTTGGCGATCTACTTCGCTTATCCGTTAGTTCGTAAAGCAAAGTGTTAATGACAAGGGCCATTTGGCCCTTGTGTTTCGTTGACCGAAATAGAGAGTTTGCACCTTTACGTTTAGCTTGCTCCCCTTATATGCCACATCACAATAAAACCAATAAGAAAACAACTTGTTTAAGCATTAAGGAAAACACATGTGCGAGAAATGCAAAGCAATAGCTGATGAACAAAACGCCCTATTCGAAGAAATGGATGCTAATGAACTTGTCAAAATGTTATCCATTCTTCGAGGAATAGAAGACGTTTCCATATTTGAGAGACTGTTTACAATACTTAATTTTAATTCCACCTTTGAAGAGCCAACTCAGATTGTAGCTTTGGCACACCATTTCGGTGTTCATTACCTTGCTGAAAAAGAGAGAGCTGATAAGTTGCAAGCGACTTTGGATATGGTGAGCGAGACTCAAGGAACTGATGACGGTAACAAAAGTGAGACGATTATTGCCAGCAAAGATCGTGAAATTGCCGGGCTTAAATCCTCTCTAACGATGTTGATGTCTGCAATCAACCTTATGTCTTCTAAAGCAGGTTATAAAATGCCATCACTAAACAGCGACGATCCGATGGCCGTTCGCCAGCTTTTAGGTGCAATGGCCGACCAGCTCGACGACACAAAGAGTCGCCTTGAAGACATGATGCGGGAGCTCACGCATCGCCATGACTTGAATAAGCAGCCGCACAAAACGCAATACGCACTCTAATACTGCACCAGTCGACAGGGGGCGAAAGCCCCCATTTTTACGCCTTAAATCTGCTGTAACGCCTATGAATGCAGCTTTTATGCCTTTTCAAGTTTGCGATAATTACACCAATCAGAAAACAAATTATTTAATGGTGTAATTATGAATACAGCCCTTTCTATCATCGACGATGCCAGCTCAAACACGGCTATCGACTATCGTCAGGAAATGAATGTCATCCACGAAATCGTGGCCGAGTGCGAGAAAGAGATCGCCTTCATGTATCAGGTACACGACTTCGTTTATGGCGACGAACGCCACAACATGATTAATCGCCTGCTGAGACTAAACCATCGACCAGATGAAGATCGCTCGCGTTTAAATCGAGGTTGGTTGGATAAAGTCGATCTGGAATGGGTGAAACAGAATATTTGGGCCGAGTACTGGAGGAAGGTCACGGACATGACTAACGTTTTGCTGATCATGCCAGCTTCCCGTCGAGATGAGTGGCGCGAGCAGTTTATAGAGGGCAAACAGGAAGTCATCAAAACTGACAGAACCGGCTACCAGATGAAGGTTAAAGAGTTCGTTGGTGTACCGGAGTTCAAAGCAGAAACGGTCATACCCACGATGCTTAATTTGCTGAATGACAGGCACAAATATCTCTCTGAGCGCGTGTATGGCTTGTTTAAGGCGCTGAGTCCTGCGCACAAGACAAATAAGACAAACGGTTTCAGCGAGCGGCTGATAATCGCTGACTGCATTTCTGATTTCTGGCGGGACAGCGTTAGCGTGAACTATCGCAAAGAGGACTACATCGACGATCTGCGTGTCTTGCTTCATTTCTTCGCGCACAAAGAATTTATTACCATCAACCGCACTGCTGAGGTGCTATCAGCTGCGTATAGGGCAAACGACTGCCAGACCGGTGACTGGATGAACGTCGATGGAAATCTGATGCGCGTGAAGATGTTCAAGAACGGCAACGTTCACTTTGAAATACATCCTGACGTGGCCTGGAAGTTGAATGAGGTGCTGGCTTACAGTATGCCTGCTGCAATCCCCGCGCCATGCCGAACTGCGCCAAAAACACGGGCACCAAAGCAGTTCGGGTTAATCCAGAAGACGATCTCCGTGCCGGTTCGCACTGCGCTTCGTGACGGGCGATTGAGCAAAGACAAAGGCGTATGGTACTTCTCTGATTCAGCTCTCCAGAAGTCGCAGGTGGAAGAGCTTGAGCGCACACTGAGCTTCATTGGCGGCGTGCAGGAGAAAAAGCACTGGCAGTTCCCGTATGACATCGGCCATACGCTAAATACGATTGTGGCTACCGGTTTAATACCGGATACTAAATCACACCAGTTCTACCCTACCCCACGCTTGATTGCTGAGTACGTTGCCAGAGCCACTGAATTGAAGTCTGGTGAGAAGCTGCTGGAGCCTCAAGCCGGACGTGGGGATCTTCTGGCCTATATTAACGCCGATCTGGAAGATGTTACCTGCATAGAAATCGCACCTCTCTTCGCTGATATCCTGCGTGGAAAAGGGTATACGAACACGATTTGCTGCGACTTCATAAAGTGGTCTGAGGACAACGCAGGTTATCAGTTCGACAAAATCGTTATGAACCCGCCGTACTCGCTTGGTCGTCATAGAGAGCACACGATGGCTGCGCTGGGGCATCTGAAAGTCGGCGGGCGTCTTGTAGCAGTATTGCCGGGCACTGCACCAATACTGGACTGGATGACGATGGATAATTACGTTTATGCCAGAGGGAAGTCGTTTACCAACGAGTTTGAAGACACAGGGATCACAGTCAGCGTATACGTTTTCAAACGCGTTAAATGATAGGTAAATACTTACTTAGTTTGTGTAAGAATGTAGTTACTAAACGATAAGAGAAAAACACATGAACAACCTCCAGTTAGAGCATTTTAACGTCACAGGCCATTCTGATTTTCCTTTCAAGTTTACATTGAAAGGTTATGCAGAGGATGCGGTAGGCCAGATCATTATTGATAAAGGCATCGTTAAGTTTGAGGGGAATTTTGATGAATCCGCGAAAACATTCATAGACTTCGTTGCCAAACGTTGGAGCGAGCAATGGAAAGACCTGGAAAAGCGCGCTAGTGAGTTTGATCGGTTCATGGATGCAATGGATACAGCAAAAGAGGCTCTTGCTGCCGGTACTCCGTTAGATCTGGAGTCACTTTTCAACGGCGAAGTGGCCTCTGCAATGTTCGCCACCATGTTCGCGGGTGAGTTCGTCCGCAGCGGTGCCAAAAACTACCTTGAGCTGGATTACAACGTCCCTGCAATTGGCGATTTCGTCGTTACCATCCAACGCAAAGAAGGTAAGACGCCAGGTGAACGCGTCGCAGAGCTTGAGGCCGTTGTGGATCAGCGTAACGGAGAGTGTGACCGTTTGGTCAACGAGCTTCATGCACTTCGGGAAGAAAGAATATGTGCGGGTAGCAATACACGTAATGCAGCGGATATCTACTTCCAGTTAGTTGAGGAATGCCAGATTCCACCAGGTGGCTCTCTTGTCGATTACGTCAGACATTTAATGGCGGAAGTTAACTCCAGCCATAAAGATGGTGAGGTGCGCTGATGTTTGGCATTGACGCACAGCGTATAGCCGCTTTTGCAAAAAGCCCTCTTGATAATCCCTTGTCTCGTAGTGAGCAAATGGAGCTGGCAAGGCTTTTTCTTCACATTCAAAAACAGGCAGACATTTTCAATAACATGCCTAATCAACCTATTCTGGATGGTCACATCCAGATGGTCATTAACAGTCATGAGAAAGGCTGGGCTGCAATCGTCCCCTGCACAATTACATACAAGTTGGCGAAAGAGGTTCAAGAGTTTCGAAAAGCCAGTGTCGAATCGGAGTCTACCAAAGCCGCAATAAACACTCTTATTCGCATGGGGTTCACATGGACCGGTGGAGCCTACTGGCAAGCACCTCACCCCATTTTATCCGGCAATTAGACGCTACAAATCCTTCGGCATGAATAAATAAAGGCCATAAGTTGTGGCCTTAAATAAATTGTTTTCTACCTTTTCTTATTTGTGAAAATAACCACAACTAGAAAACAACGGAGTTAAGAATGTCTAGTATTTCCGAAGCTCATATGTTCGCCGCTGGCGCTCATGGTGGCGTTGGTCAGAAAAGAAAATATACCGGCGAAGACTACATCAACCACCCGGTTGCTGTCCGAGAGATTGTTGCATTGCATGACGGAACCGTGGAGATGCAAATCGCGGCGCTTCTGCATGATGTGGTCGAAGACACCCATGTAACCATAGAGATGGTTCGTGATCACTTCGGTGAGCGCGTAGCTGAAATGGTTCAGGCTCTGACCAACATTGCAAGGCCAGAAGACGGCAATCGAATACAGCGTTTCATCATCAATGTCCGGGAGCTGGAGCAAAATCTCGACATGCAGACGCGCATGATCAAGCTGGCTGACCTGCTCGACAATACCTCTTCTATCGTGAGTCGCGATCCCGAGTTTTCAGCTGTCTACCTCGCAGAGAAAGAACTGATGCTGGACGTACTCTTTCACGGCAAAGAGATTGGTGCCAACGCTGATGTTGTCGAGTACATGGAGAGGATAGGTATAGAACACCCGTTGCTATTAAGCGCAATGGCGAAAGTCACTGAAGGTATTGCGCTTCTGAAACCGGTACACATCAAACGTTATGAAAAACACAAATCGCTGATCTGGAGCGCGTTGGAGGCTGCATGAAGGTCGAAAAAATAGATGTTCTTTCCTTTGTGCTGACGGATCTGGAACGCCTCGATCCGGTTCGAGTGATGATTGAAAACTACGAACCTGGTAAGGGAAGAATCACCATCATCTGCTACGGAAAAGCGTGGACTGCGGCTTGGTTTGCTATGGGCGGTGATGATGTGCAGACGTTCATTAAGCGGGTCAGCAACGAGTATCTAATCGGCTATTTCGACTCTCAACTGCGAAGCACGGTCGACGATGACAACGATGCAAATCTGCTTTTCGTGAAGTCAGAAATCATAAAGTTACGAAGAGAGAGAGAAATCGACGCCGTACTGGCTCGTGAAATGTGGGACGAGGCGGAAAACGCCGATGACGTAAAAGAAAGCTGCTGTTGTTTCGGCGTCGGTAACAAACTGCTGAATCTCTTTGGTGATGATCCGTGGTATGCCGACTGGCCAACGGTACCAAACCCGAAATACCAGTATCTGGAACGCATTGTGAACGCGGTACGTGAAGGGCTGAAAGAGTTAGATAAGTTAGAGGCATCGTAATGAGAGAGAAAATCAAGAACCCGGTCGTCGTATTGTATAAACGGGAAACCAGCGATTCTTATGCGGTATCCATCACTGATGGAAGCCAGAACATGCACGATGGTCTGCTAATGGCCTCCGTATCTCCTGATGATTCTGACTACCCTTTCGCCACTTTCGCTATGGTTGGTTACTACATGGCTGCCGAAATTGAGAAGTTGCGAGCGCAGAGAGACGCATTAGCGGCGGAGAATGCAGCCCTGAAAGAATCTGAGCGAGCATTCGATGCGATGTGTGCCGAGGAACACGGAGATAATTGGGTTAGCGAATTGACGGAGACTCCAGCCACCGATGCTTTTCTGGCTGAAGTACGTGCGGAGACTCGCAACGAGGGGGTTAACTATACCGCAAGCCGTCTTGCTGCTGCTTTCAACCACGGATTTATCAATAAGTCTTTACGTGAAGTTTTCGACGTTACACGCATGATTCTGTCAGCGAAAGAAGAGTTGGCTAATGAACCGCACCCGATTGATGGCCTGTCCGGTGAATATGCGGAGAAATCCCTTGAAGAATGGGCGGAACAGATTCGCAAAGGAGCTGACAAGTGAAGAAGATGATTTTTGTCGCGGCATTGTTGGTGAATATCCAACAAGTGCATGCTTCAGCAGCTATTGTAGCCTCTACCGCCGCGACTACGGCTGCTGTAGCTGCTGCGAACTCTGCGAATATCACAAACCAACAGGCACAGCGTGCTGCTAATGCATCAGCCAGCGTTCACCCAATCACCATTAAGAGCAGTAAGCAAAATCTGGGATTCATAACGTGCGGCACGCGTTCTAATGAAGCTGTAGGCTCTCTGGGATGTACGGTATATGGCGATAGTGAGCGCAGAGAAATTCCATGGAAAACGTGGCCCGGATACGTTCTCGGATCGAAGCTCCCTGCCAGCTATGAAGTAAACGCCGTATCGTTTGATCACTATAACGGCGTGGCAACGGTCTATTTTGCATATTGAGGCTCCGCATGAAATTCTCCAAATTTTCTGAGTTGGTGAATCGTATTTTGTCCAACAACCACAGCCATCGTCGCGATATGGATGTAACGATCGTTGTTCATTCGCCTGGTCGCATCGGTTCAACACCATCAGTTGAGGTTCAGTCAATTCACGCTGGTTTTGATTGGGATTCCGGGAAAGTGCTGATTTTCCCAGCACAGCCACTGACCACGCTAACACCAGAACAGATTACTGATATTACTGATAGTGTGCGCAAAGGTCAGTCCTGGCACGCATATCAGGAATACAAGAAGCATAAAGAGCAGTTGGAAAAATTGTCGATGGAGTTGGAAGCCGCTAAACAGCGGGAAAAAGATCTGTTTATGGAAAATGTTCGACTTAAGTCAGGTATAGCCGGTCTGATACACCTCGGTATTCGATATGCGGATGTTGAGGTCATGAAAATTGCTGGAGATGCCCAGCTTTCTACTCCATGCACTGACAGCATCATAAACAGCATTGCAGCAGGCATTTTCACCAAAGAGGGGGCAGCACGATGAGAACACTAGAGGTTCGCGCTGAAGACGTAATCCCTGGTGATGTGCTCATAACATCTAAAGGTCAACAATGTGCGGTTAAATCTTTTTGGATGGAAAATGACAAAGTGACTCTGTTCGGTACGGATGGTTCCGAAACTGATTATGACTACGACGAATTGCTTGTTGTTGAGAGAGCTGCCTAATGACCACCGTTAACAATAAGAAATGCTACCCAAGCGAGAAATATCTTAATGAGCTGATCACCAACATTGAGTTTGCTGCAAGGGCACCAGTTGAAGTCGTGAGAGCGATTGCAGCAGAGCTACAGAAGCACCGTAAGGCCTATGCCAATACAGCCGCATCTAAGGATGGTTGGATAAGCTGTAGTGAGCGAATGCCTGTAATTGGCGAGCTAAATTGGAGAACTAGTTTTCCTTTACTGGTTACGTGTGAGATCGGCGTTATACCTGCTTATTACGGCTTTGTGAGCGTTAATGGTAATAGGCATTATGGCTTTATGGAGAGTCTTAAATACGGAGACGATAACGGCAACCATCCTCAAACTAATGAATATGGTCTGATTAGCAATGTCACACACTGGATGCCACTACCAGAACGCCGCAGGAGTCGAACAGTGAATAATGCAGAGTTATTTCAGAAAATATCGGCTCTCGCGACTGAATGCCACGCTATAGCATCTGAGCTTGATGTTGGCGATGAACGAACCGAGATGTTCGAAATATACAGTGTGCTGCGCAATCTCTGTCGGCGTGGCTACGCCACTCAAGTAGGGCGAATGACTAACCCACTACTCTCATCCTGTGATGAGGATGACTCGGATGAGGATGACGAATGATGCATAAATCAGTAGCCGGTGAGTTTCAGAAGGAAGTCGATAATACTACCGTTCTATTGGACGATATTTTAAGCATTCTCGCGCTTCTTGAGGCTGGCGATTGGTCAGAACATTGCACTAAAACGGAGTTAGGCGGTCGGCTTGAAAGAGAGATTACACGACTTATTGGTGATGCGCAGGAAGCTACAGTCACTAGTTATGAGTTAATCGCTGAAGCCTGGCGTTTGATGGATGGACAAGATCCTAAAACCAGCTATTGGCATAGCAAGGCTTCGAAGTATTTAAATTCCAATAGGGTAGAAAAAGTTGATGATGTGAAACCGAAGCCAGTAGACCACGGTTTCCGCGATAACTGCGAATGCTCTAGTTGCCAGACCACGGCCCGTATTTGTTCCGAATTGACAGATAAGTCCAGCCTAATCTACGAAGTTAATGTAGGCGGTAATACATGGGTCGAATGCACAAGAGCTGCATACGTAAGAGCAAAAGACAAGGGTGAATTAACCAGAGTTGTTACCCATCACCCAAATAATGAGCTTAAAGATCACCAGATTAGAGAACTGGTGAACGAGTTGCGGGATATTGCGGTTCAGTACCACGGAGCGCAGCAATTGCGGGAGAAAATTGCCAGAGCAGTGAACAACTCAATTAGATCAGAAAGTATGTAGTCAATACAATAAAATGGCCCCATTTGGATGGGGCCGGTAACAACTAGCATTATGGGCGCTGGTTGACGTACTCAATGATCGCTTCGATGATTGCGAACATAGGCGGCACGATTTTGAAAAGTAAGTTAAGCACTATAGGCCTCACTTAGTTTTATCGCACCTAGCTGCAAATACCTTTGAGCTTGCCTTTGCAGTTGCAATATCTGTAGTCGCCAGATACTTACGGCACGATTTCGAGTTAAGGTAAGGTTTTAGAGTCACCAAAAACCTGGACTTAAATCTTCTTTGAGAACAACGATGTTTGGTAAATGGTCATTATTACCTAGCATGACGGCTCAACGTTTCTTGATGAATCCAGTACATTCGGTTAATCTTAGCTCAGTCGCCAGATACTTATGGCTCAGGAACAGAGGCGCAAACTCTGTTTCCTTTTAAAAAGCCCAGCCTAGTCAACTGGGCTTTTTTAATGTCCGTTTTTAACCAAATGTACCCACAATACCGCAACATCAGTGTCTTGCGAATTAAGATAGGATTTATAGAGACTATGTGCAAGTGCATAACTTTGTGGATAACTCGTAAAGGAAAAAGTGGTTTCCGCGGACATTAGTTCAGACAAGGAGTCTGGGAAAGTCAATGGGAAGTAAAAATTTGTTAAAAATAACGTTTGTTGGAATTGTATATATTTATGCCTTTCAATAGTTAGCATCTTATTAACATCTTTTTTAAGAGATAGAGTTCAAAAATATATAGCTTCAACATATACTGTATGCATATACAGTATTAAGAGGCGAGTATTATGGGCTTCCCTTCTCCTGCGGCGGATTATGCTGAGAGCCGTATTTCTCTTGATCAGCAGATAATTAGACATCCTTCAGCGACCTACTTCATGAGGGCGGCTGATAGTCATCATCGTGAGGGAATATTGCAGGGTGCATTGCTGGTGGTCGATTCCTCACTGACTCCTGTTGATGGATCTCTTCTTGTATGTGCTCTGGATGGGGAATATCGCGTAAAAAGATACCGGAAGTATCCACGTCAGCATCTGGAGGATTTAAGAACTGGTAAGAAGGAAGCATTGCCAAAGGATGATGATGGATGCACGGGCAGCAATGCCGTGTTTGGTGTGATCACTCACATTATCAACGACGCAAGAAGTGGCGAGTTTGATGATTGTCCTGTGATGTAGGAGAACTGTTTAGGTGGTGCATTGCACCACCTTTTTATCACACTGCGCGGAATGCGATTTCGCCAGGTATTACTTCACCTTGCCAATACATTTGGGCAGCAACGCGATCTGCGAGGTCACGATAAATAGCCGTAAATTCGCTATCTGGACGACTAATAACGGTTGGTGTTCCGTTATCCAGATCTTCACGAAGAGAGATATGAAGTGGCATTTGGCCTAACAACTGCGTGTTGTATTTCTCGGCCAGTTTCTGTGCGCCACCGGTGCCAAAAATTGGCTCGTGATGATCGCAGTTACTGCAAATATGCACACTCATGTTTTCGACGATACCTAGTACCGGCACTTCGACTTTTTCGAACATCACAATGCCTTTCTTCGCATCGATCAGCGCGATGTCTTGCGGCGTAGTTACCACAACCGCACCAGTTACAGGAATGTTCTGCGCCAGCGTCAACTGAATATCACCAGTGCCCGGCGGCATATCGAGAACGAGATAGTCCAGATCAGGCCATAGAGTTTCCTGCAACATCTGCATCAGCGCCTTGCTGGCCATCGGTCCACGCCACACCATTGCATTGTCGTCGGTGACCAGATAACCAATAGAGTTGGTTGCCAGGCCATGAGACATGATAGGTGCCATGTGAGTACCGTCAGGTGAGGTTGGACGTTGGTTTTCCGCGCCCAGCATGGTTGGAATTGATGGACCATAGATATCGGCATCCAAAATACCAACTTTCGCACCTTCAGCAGCCAAAGCCAGTGCCAAGTTTACTGCTGTGGACGATTTGCCTACACCGCCCTTGCCTGAGCTTACGGCGATAATATTCTTAACACCATTAATGCCTGGTTGGTTTTTGACGCGCTTAAGCGTGGCAATGTTGTACGACAGCTTCCAGTCAATAGCCTTTGCGCCAGTGATACGGAGCAGATCACCACTACATTGCTCTTTCAGGTCTTCAAAAGGCTTATTCCACACGAAAGGCATGATTAGTTCGACATGCAGTGTGTCATCCATCAACGCAACATGGTGTAACGCTTTAAGCGTAGTCAGGTTGTGTTTCAGGGTTGGGTGCTGAAAATTAGCCAGCGTACCGGCTACCATTGCTCTCAGGGCATCCGGCGATTTGGACTCGCTCATCCCGTCTCCTTTATTTTAATTTGCGCAATTGTCGCCTTGTAGTGTACTCCAGCTGCGACATTTAATCATTTATGAGAAATGCTGTTATCACATGGCAGACATAAGGCCATTTTGTTACTATCAAGCCCCTTTTCACTACAAAGAAGTAATGCCTACTATGACCCAAGTCGCGAAGAAAATTCTGGTGACGTGCGCGCTGCCGTACGCTAACGGCTCAATCCACCTCGGCCATATGCTGGAGCACATCCAGGCTGATGTCTGGGTTCGTTACCAGCGAATGCGCGGCCACGAGGTTAATTTCATCTGTGCCGACGATGCCCACGGTACGCCGATCATGCTGAAAGCACAGCAACTTGGTATCACACCGGAGCAGATGATTGGCGAAATGAGTCAGGAACACCAGACTGATTTCGCAGGCTTTAACATCAGCTATGACAACTATCACTCGACGCACAGCGAAGAGAACCGTCAGTTGTCTGAGCTTATCTATACTCGCCTGAAAGAGAACGGTTTTATTAAAAACCGCACTATCTCTCAGTTGTACGACCCGGAAAAAGGCATGTTCCTGCCGGACCGTTTTGTAAAAGGCACCTGTCCTAAATGTAAAGCGCCAGATCAATACGGCGATAACTGTGAAGTCTGCGGCGCGACTTACAGCCCGACTGAACTGATCGAGCCGAAATCGGTAGTTTCTGGTGCTACGCCGGTAATGCGTGATTCCGAACACTTCTTCTTTGATCTGCCCTCTTTCAGCGAAATGTTGCAGGCATGGACCCGCAGCGGTGCGTTGCAGGAGCAGGTGGCAAACAAAATGCAGGAGTGGTTTGAATCTGGCCTGCAACAGTGGGATATCTCCCGCGATGCGCCGTACTTCGGTTTTGAAATTCCGAACGCACCGGGCAAATATTTCTACGTCTGGCTGGACGCACCGATTGGCTACATGGGTTCCTTCAAGAATCTGTGCGACAAACGCGGCGACACTACCAGCTTCGACGAATACTGGAAGAAAGACTCCACCGCCGAGCTGTACCACTTCATCGGTAAAGATATCGTTTACTTCCACAGCCTGTTCTGGCCTGCCATGCTGGAAGGCAGCAACTTCCGCAAGCCGACCAACCTATTTGTTCATGGCTATGTGACGGTGAACGGTGCGAAGATGTCCAAGTCTCGCGGCACCTTTATTAAAGCCAGCACCTGGCTGAATCATTTTGACGCTGACAGCCTGCGTTACTACTACACTGCGAAACTCTCTTCGCGCATTGATGATATCGATCTCAACCTGGAGGATTTCGTTCAGCGCGTGAATGCCGATATCGTGAACAAAGTGGTGAATCTGGCGTCCCGTAACGCGGGCTTTATCAATAAGCGTTTTGACGGTGTGCTGGCAGGCGAACTGGCTGACCCGCAACTGTACAAAACCTTTACTGATGCCGCTGAAGTGATTGGTGAAGCATGGGAAAGCCGCGAATTTGGTAAAGCGATTCGTGAAATCATGGCGCTGGCTGATCTGGCTAACCGCTATGTCGATGAACAGGCTCCGTGGGTGGTGGCGAAGCAGGAAGGACGCGATGCCGATCTGCAGGCGATTTGCTCTATGGGCATTAACCTGTTCCGCGTGCTGATGACGTACCTGAAACCGGTACTGCCGAAACTGACTGAACGTGCAGAAGCATTCCTGAATACAGAACTGACCTGGGATGGTATCCAGCAACCGCTGCTGGGCCATAAAGTGAATCCGTTCAAGGCACTGTATAACCGTATCGATATGAAACAGGTGGAAGCACTGGTGGAAGCATCCAAAGAAGAAGTGAAAGCCACAGCTGCACCGGTAACTGGCCCACTGGCTGACGACCCGATTCAGGAAACCATCACCTTTGACGACTTCGCCAAAGTTGACCTGCGTGTAGCGCTGATTGAAAACGCGGAGTTTGTCGAAGGTTCTGACAAACTGCTTCGCCTGACGCTGGATCTCGGTGGTGAAAAGCGTAATGTCTTCTCAGGCATCCGTTCCGCTTATCCAGATCCACAGGCACTGATTGGTCGTCACACCATTATGGTGGCTAACCTGGCTCCGCGTAAAATGCGCTTCGGTATCTCTGAAGGCATGGTGATGGCTGCTGGCCCCGGCGGGAAAGATATCTTCCTGTTAAGCCCGGATGCTGGTGCTAAACCTGGCCACCAGGTTAAGTAATTAAGCAACCTCTGTTCGCAATGCCCGGCAACACGCTGGGCATTTTCATATAGACACAATCCCTCCTGATTTACACAAGCCCTAAAACAATTTGTTTTCTACCTTTTGTTGATTGAGATAATAAGCCACATAAGAAAACAAATTGTTTCGGAGTGGTTGAAATGTTGAACATTACCCAAGCCTACCAGGTGGCATTGATCAGTTCATCTCATACATCAGAGGAAGATGCTCGCCGATTCATGATCGCAAGCAATGAGCTGGATTGGGTTTCACAAATTGATGGCGGTTGTATTGTCCACGCCGGGTTACAGGATGATGTCTGGAAAGACGACTTGCGTCGATATGGTATATCCGAAGGCGCGATTGCTAACATTCAGAAAGTACTTGATGTAGGCTTTGACTCTGTACATTTTGATTGTGGTGCGCCGATCGTTGAAGGGCTTGAGTGCTGGTGTTGGTAGAGTGTATAAGCGGATCAATGAGTTACGGAAACAGTTAATAATGAGGAGCTTGTAATAAGCTGTATACCCTAGAAAAGCTAGACTAGGGAATAAAATGACGTGAAACTGGGCGAGACAGTAAATAATTCCGAATGATAATTGAACAAATAACCCCTTGCTCGGAGCTTGGAATGACTGATACCGCTTTTTCAAAATCGTTACAAAAAGAAGTCGATCCTGAGCAGTACTTGGCGCTAAAGAATTTAGATGACAGCTCGGTTCATGCTATTGCCCGTGACGATATCATCTGCCCCATTTGCAAAGTTGGAGGTGGTTCGTTCGTTAGAGCCACTAGGAATGGTGGCTATCACAAGAAGGCGCATTTCAGATTTACCGGTGAAGATGGTCAAGGCCATCATCCATCATGTGATTTCTATGGAGATAGACTAACATCTGAGGTGAAGCAGCACCTTGTCTCATTCACAAAAGATCGAACAAAGTATTCGCAGGTAATACGAAAGCTGGTCTGTGCCGGCATACAGGAAGGGATATTTACTCAAGAAAAAATGTGGCAGATGAGGGAATGGTTCTTCAATAAGCGAAAGGATTCCACATTTGAAATATGGTTAGAAAGCGAGCATTTAGACTGGCTTTATTATATTAGTGGGTTACGTGATGCATATCTAGCATGGACAACTCCTGATATTCTACCTTTCGCGCCCATTCAGGTTACTGTGCCTGGTTTTTCTTGGAAGCGTGCGATTGACAAAGAGGTGCTAAGAGTTCACATCAAGACTCTCCAGCAATTGCGTGAAATTTCAGTCTCACATAGAGACATTGCTGTAATCTTAGAACACATAAACAATAATCGTGACCGCACAATTCTCGATCCATCGCATTTGGAGGACGAGATAAGTAAGACCTGTAAGCTTACTAGTTTTGTGATGGGCAATTACATTGAGTTTCAGACAAAAACGGTTAGCGACAGAGCATACGGGGAAGCTAAGTTTCTGGCATTTGCAGCACTTTTGTTGTTCGTGTCAGATTGGGACCTCAACATTGCTATTGGTAAGTTTTCTAAGATTGCCAGAGTGAAGGAGGTTGATGACATGCTGGCTGGTAATTTCATTGGTCTTAATCCTTACTTCCGATACGACCTGGCTAATGCAGTGAAGAGATTGCAGGATAACTGGCCGATTGAATACCAAGAGTTGGAGCATTGGAATGTTGAGAAATCCATGCGTGACGCATATGAAAAGTGGCGTGCGACAGAGCCTGAATTCGCTCCACCCCTATTGCCAGACTTGTATATTGCCAAACATGAGAAAGAAGTCGCACAAGACGAGCAAGTCAGGCAGTGGATTAAGAACGGGGATGTTTGAGTGTAATTAGCTTAATCAATCAGTTGATAATGGCGGTCACAATTTGATTCTTTTCTATAAGAATCCGTTGATCGCCACTACTCTTCTTCCATACCTGCAATCACACCTTTAAATATCAATAGGTTAACGTTGTTTATACCAATAAGAAAACAACTAAATAACAGATCAACGAAACGTCAACGCTTTCACCCGATTTGGTCTAAAAAATTGACGTATTCACACATCACTTCTTATACCCGTAATTCTACGCAGCAGACAGCGCCACAGCGTCCAATTTTCACCACAGACGACCCAACACACTACCAACAAAAACACACGCTCAAAATCACTCCCATTGCGTTACATAACTATATAAACAACTTATTTTCAGCTATAACAAAACAACTAAATAACACACATGCCATTCCCCAAAACAACCAACCTCTTTATGGCAGGCTACCGAAAAGACCCACCTCTTCTCCCCAGGCTACCGGACAACCAACCTAACTTTCACAGGCAATCCGAAAATATTCATACGCGCGATACCCACGACACGCCATTACCCAAACAGCGAAGAAACACCTGAACCACTGAAACCCCAACGAAGCCTGTTACCGCAAGGATTCTCTCAATCCCAAAAGACACGAAACAGAACAATCACGGGAAACGCCATTACCCAATACACGAATAACTACAAAAGCCCTTCACACTCCAGACAAACAACTCAAACACAATAACGAAAGGATTCGCCCACCTGCCATTACTCCATACACGGAGAAGAACAATCACCAAAACGACGAGAACACCCCATAGAAGAACCACCGCAAAACTAACGAAACCACATACACCGACAGAGAAAACAACACACCCAATTCACCAACAGAAATAGTCGCCGTATAGAACGTTCTGGAAGGAGTGAGCATTAACGCCTATAGAGAGGTTGAGACAGATAAAACACGAAGAAAACACAACATGTATAGCGAAGAAGCCAGGTATGTATAAGTGGAGAGGGAAGGAGGGGTGTCGCCTCCTTTTTCGTATTTATTCAACTCCTGATTCCATCCCCCGTAACACCCCTACGGTCAGCCTTCGGTCCATACAGGGAAAAGGCTGCATCCCGCTACAGAAACGGCTGGGTTGCCTTCGGGGAACGGCTGGAGGTTTTCAGGGAAACGGTCGAGTTGCCTGTGTGGATTTCGGGAAAAGGCTCGATGCCGGTTCAGGAACGGTGGCGTACCGGTATAGCGAGAGGGAGAGTTGCGGCTACCCACCTGTAATGTGCGGGAAGAAGAGAGGCGCTCACGTGCAGGCGGACTTGCTTACCGCTGGATTCCCTCTGAATGCCAGCTACAGCGTAATTGTGCCAGACAGCCAACGGGTCACAATCGATTTCAGTAGGTTTTCGGGGAGAGGATTATTCTGCCCACCAGCCACTTTCGGCCACTAAATCAGAATAATGTAAAAAGTGTACTCGGTACTGAACCTGAAAACTCACTGCCAAAACCACATTCACCGGAATAAAATCCTTTTTCGCCTGTGTGTTATTGCGATAATAACACCATCAAGAAAACATGTTGTTTAAGGATTCCTTTATGTTTGCAAATATCGACATCAACCAAATCAAGAAATTGACTCAAAAAGAATTTGACCAGTTCTATGAGCTGGAAGGTTGGTCTTCCACTCTGATTAATTCAAGATGGGTGCTGGAGCTGATGACTCGTGATGACGCACCTGCTTTGATGATTTGCGACATGGGTGAAGATGCTGACTTTATGGATATGAGCGAATTTTGTGTGGACACATACAACCGCAGCCAGAAGTACTACTTCACATGCGATAGCGAAAATGACGTGATTTCTAAGGTCTATCTTCACCTCGTCCAGCATTGGGACGTTCAGGAGTTTCTTGAGGTATTCGCGTAATCCCAACCAAAGCCAGCATTGCTGGCTTAATTTCTCTATAGCCGCAGGGAAGAACCTGCATATCGCTCATGCGCCTGATCATTATGCTTTGTAGCCGTTTTCTTACTGGTATTGTTTACGCCATTGAGAAAACAAGTTGTTTACGGAGTTGTGATGAAAAAATCATTGGTTCTTGGTCTGGACAAAGACCAGAAGAGAAAAGAGAAGCCTGCGCTGGTTGCTCAATTAACTTTGCTGGACATCGTTGCCAATGGAACCTCTATTCGTCTGTTCCGTGAAACAGCGGTGTCTTTCGATAAAAACACCTTTACTCGTTATGTAATGAATGTTCGTCGCCAGCGTGGAAAAGGCTGGATGGCATTTCAAAGAATGTGGCCGGAACATCAGCTCGAACTGGCTTTGATGGAAGTTAACCGCGTGGCCCAGCAAGAAATTCAGAGAGCATCAGTGATGGCAATAGCCTGATAATGTGCAAGTGGTAATTAGTCGACAGTACGACAGCCCCGCCATCCTTACGGGGCTTTTCTGTATTGTAAGTACATACTTACGATCATAGAATATAAAAATAACCAATACACTACGGAGAGTGAAATGACCGTTAAACGCGAAAAAACTGACAGTTGATGTTTACTATGCCTCTGAAACCGCCGAAGGTAAGAATGTGGCAAAAATCACCGTTGTTACGTACAACACCGAAACTGGTGCCGAAGTCCAGGCCAGTACGATCGTGCGTAAAGGTGATGCCTCCGGCGGCGAGTACGCGACTCAATACCAGTCCATTCTCGATGCAACTGACCCGCTGCTGCTGAAAATCGAGAACTACTTCCGCCAGGTTGATGAAGAGGTGTTTGAAACCATGATGAATATGGTTAACACCGTATTCGCCTCCAGCCTGAACACCAGCACCACCTGGATTGGCCAGTACGGTCTGCGCATTACCTCTGGCATTCCTGCCGACACCTTAATCCCTGAAAGCGTATTCGCTTAATCCTCTTTAAATGGCGCGCAAACCGCGCCATTTTATTATGCCCGATAACAATTTGTTTTCTGCCTTATCTGATTTGTGAAAATGATTTCACTGAAGCAACTTAATAAGGAAACCATCATGGGACTTGATATCTATATCGAGACACAGCCTAAAAACGATCTGAATAACGAGGCATCCAGAAAGCAGGTTGCTTACTTCCGTAAGTTCAATGCGCTCGTTGGGTGGATGGAGCGCAACGTAGGTGAAGTCGAAAATTGTGAGCTTTTAGAATTAACGATGAATGACATTTGTCTTCTGAAAGCTCATTTGATGCACATAAACGAAAGTAATTGCGAAGAGTACTTGCCTACCCGGGAAGGTTTTTTCTTCGGCAGTCAGGAGTACGATGAAGGTTACTGGCATGATGTGGGGGAGTTGAAAGAGCTTGTGGAAGATCTGATTAAGAACCACGACTTTCACAATAACAGACTGACCTTCTGCGCCTGGTGGTAAATATGGGCGATTTCGAGTAGGCAGCCTGACGGCTGCGGCTTGTCATGGTCTGCAATTACCGTTATAAAAACAGGCAATGTCATTGTCTTTCAGGTGGTTATATG